TAAGTGTTGATATTGCTGAAAGTGCTGAAAAATTAGAACAACTATCCTGCGACCACGCAAATGGCCACTAAAGCCGAAAAAGAACACTACCGCAAAGTTGCTGAACTGGGATGCTCATTATGTAGGCATCAAGGCAACGAAGGAACGCCAGCAGAATTGCATCACATTAGAAGAACTGGTAAGCGAAGTAATGCCCCTGTTATCCCGTTATGCCCCTATCATCACCGAGGATCAAATACCAGTATTCACGGAATGGGTCGAAAGCGCTTTGAGCAAGAGTATTCTGTCACGGAAGAAGAACTACTGGTACAGACCGAGGACTTAATCAATGCTTGTGCTTAACCTGCCATTGCCGCCCAGCGTAAACAGCTACAGAACCATTTTTCGTGGGCGCATGGGGATCAGCAAGGCAGGGCGCGAATTCAAAGCACAGGTAAGCGATTACGTGGTTGAATACCGCGTACCAAAGCTGGGTAAAGCTAGGCTTGAAATGAAAGTGACTGTTTACCCTAGAGATCGGCGTAGGCAGGACATTGACAACCGTATCAAAGCTTTGTGGGATGCGCTGTCAGATGCAGGCGTGTTTGATGATGACGAACAGATTGATGTTTTGCATATTGAACGCGGTGAAATAAAAAAAGGTGGCGGGGTGCTTGTAATGATTGATATTCTTGATAAAATCGAGGAAAATATACTTATAACTTAAGGATTTATATGGAAAATTGCGCTTTATTTGCGGCAACCTTACTGCATAGTGCTACAAATACGCACTTTTTCCATTGGACAACCGACAGTTACGCTAAACACCAAGCTTTAGCCGAATACTATGACGGAATTGTCGAGTTAACCGACAGTTTTGTTGAAAGCTACATGGGTAAATACGAAAAATTTACTTCATTTCCAAGCACTTACCACCAGCCTAAAGACCCAGTTAAGTATCTGAAAAGCTTGCAATCCTTTGTGGAAGCGGCTCGCGCAGATTTGCCGCAGGATTCTGAGCTACAAAACTTGGTCGATGAAATCGCCGATCTAATTAACACTACGACCTACAAACTGGTCAATCTTAAATAGGAATTACCATGCCATTAGACAAATCAGGCACAGAAGCTTCAGTAGGCAAGAACATTAAAGCCGAAATGAAAGCAGGCAAAGGCAAAAAGCAGGCTTTGGCCATTGCACTTAATGTTGAACGCGACAATGCCAAAGGCGCACGCCGCGCAAAGCTTGAAGAAGCATACGGCAAATTTCTTGGAAAGCGAGAAGCAGAATGAAGCACATGAGCCGCAAATACAAGCCAGAAGATGCAATGCTTAAACCGCATAAAGAAACAACCCTTGAAAAGCAACAGCGTGAACGCTTAGAGCGCAGAGCCGCTATTGCCAACAAGTTAAAAGACTTGGATAAAGAGGTCAAGTAAGTGGGATTGGCTGACAAACTAGCTAATATGCTCCGTTTAAATGACGGTGAACAAGCTTATGTTGGATACCCACAAATGCAGGTTGGTTTAACCAAGCCGCGCCAAGCAGGTTACGCTACTGGATTTCTTGAAGGTGCTACGGGTGCTGATTCTATGCAACCCAAAAACCCCATTACAGACCCCAATTACGATCAGTACGCAAAAGGCAAAAATATTGGTGAAGCAGTAGGTATTGGCGCAATGGCTATTCCTGCATACGCTATGGCATTACGGGCTAGCGCACCCAAAGCCGCGCAAATGGTTGAAAATTACATGGCAAAAACAGGCGGGTTACATTACGCTACCGATCCAAATGAATATCGCGGTTCTCATGTAGCACCAAATGCTAAAGTATATGGCGGCACATTAGATAATCTTGGCGCAATCATGCCTGAAGATGTTTACACTTCAAAAGGTATGCGCTTATATGGCATTGGTGACCCTAAAATTGATGCTGAATGGTTTTCTGCCGCATATAGAGCCAAAGGTAGCCCTGATCGCATGATAGAAATATATAGGGCAGTACCTAAAGGTGTAAAAGATTTAAATCAAGGCGATTGGGTTACTACAAGTAGAACTTACGCTAAAAATCATGGCGAAAACACTTTAAATGGTGAATACGAACTTATATCCAAAAAAGTTAAAGCAAACACATTATCTTCTGAGGGTTATCCTTACGAGTTTGGCTATAACGAATAAATAAGCTACAATTAACCTATCTTAATCAACTACTTGGATAAGGTATGGAAAATAAAGTATCGAAATCTGTTGAAGGCAATTTAAATAGAGCAGGCAGACCAAAGGGTACGCCTAACAAGTCAACAGCGCTTGCCAGAGAAGCGATTGCCAAGTTCGTGGATGGTAACAGCCATAAGCTACAAGAATGGCTTGATGACATCGCTACAAATGAAAAGCTAGGGCCTAAAGTCGCGTTTGATTGCTTTATGCAAGTAGCTGAATACCATGTGCCAAAGCTAGCCAGAACAGAACAAGTTGGCGATGCTACTCAACCCGTAGTCCACATATACAAGTGGCAAGATGACTGATGTAGTCGTACATGAGTTTGAATACAAAGCACGGGATGTATTTAAAGATTTCCATAAACGCACCCAACGTTGGGCTGTATTGGTATGTCATAGGCGTGCAGGCAAGACCGTAGCCAGTATTAATGATCTGATTCGCAGGGCAATCAAAGAAAACAAGCCAAACGGCAGGTATTTCTATATGTGTCCGTTTTACAGTCAGGCTAAATCAGTTGCTTGGGATTACTTATGTCGCTTTGCCAAGCCAGCTATGGTTAGGGCTAATCAATCAGAACTATGGGTAGAACTGCACAACGGGGCTAAGATCAGACTGTTTGGTGCTGATTCTCCAGACAGTTTGCGCGGAAATTATTGTGACGGAATTGTGCTTGACGAATATGCTGACATGAAGCCGCGTATCTGGGGAGAAATTGTCAGGCCACTTTTAGCCGATAGAAACGGTTGGGCCACGTTTATCGGGACACCGAAAGGGCATAACGCCTTCTACGAGATCTTTAACGAAGCTCAGAAAAACGATAACTGGTACACCAAGACCCTTAGAGCAGATCAATCCAATCTCTTGCCAGAAGCTGAATTAGAGGATGCTAGGCAATCCATGTCTGCCAACCAGTACGAACAAGAATTCCTTTGTTCATTTGAAGCGGCGATCTTGGGCGCGTACTACGGGCAGGAAATGCGTAGGATCACCGACCTTGACAGGATTACCAGCGTTGACTATGACCCAATGTTCCCTTGCCATACAGTCTGGGACTTGGGGTTCAATGACAGTACGGCGATTATCTGGTTTCAGGTGGTGTACGGTGAAATACGGGTATTGGATCACCACATGAGTAACGGTCAAGCTATACCTTATTACACAGGCTTGCTTAAACAAAAAGAAGATGAGTTTGGCTACAAATATGGCTACCATTACCTGCCCCATGATGCTAGGGCTAAAACTCTGGCATCTGGTGGAAAGAGCATAATCGAACAAATTTCGACAAAAATTGACATAAAACATTTAAAAATTGTCCCAAACCTATCACTTCAGGATGGAATTCAAGCAACAAGGCTTGCATTAACACGCGCTTGGTTCGATAATAAGACCGAAGAACTTATCGAATGTTTACGTCAATACCAAAGGGAATGGGATGATGATAAAAAAGTATTTAGAGATCGCCCGAAACACGATTGGACATCACATTCAAGCGATGCGATGCGTTATCTCAGCATTGTTTGGAAAGATGAAGATGGCCCTGCTCTCAAAGATGGCCGCATTAAAGGCCTTCATGTCGGCGAAAACGAAGTGACCCTAAACGAAATGTGGCAACAGACCCCCAAAATTACAGACCGTAGGATATAAATATGGAACACAACTACCAAGACTGGTACAACTGTATTGCTAGTTATGAACGGACTTTTAAAGAATGGGAAAGCCGCGCAGACCGCATTATTAAGCGTTACCGTGATGACAGCCGCACTAGGAATAACCCTAATGCTCGCTTTAATATCCTTTGGTCTAATGTCCAAACAATTACTCCAGCCGTATTTGCTCGCCTACCGCGCCCAGACGTAAGCCGTAGATTCCGTGATAACGATCCAATTGGTCGTGTCGCATCTACCATGCTTGAACGCGCCCTTGAGTATGAGATTGAACATTACGGTGACTATGCCAGCGCAATGAAGCAATCAGTACAAGATCGCCTGCTTGGTGGTCGCGGTACTAGTTGGGTACGCTATGAGCCACATATTGTTGCTGATGAAGGCAACGAACCTGAAGATGGTTGGCAAATTACTGAAGATACTGACGATGCCGAAACAATGGGCGGTCAGATGCGTGAGAACCAAGAGCGTATTGAGTATGAGTGCGCTCCTGTTGATTATGTTCATTGGCGCGACTTTGGCTTTACCGTTGCCCGTACATGGGAAGAAGTAACAGCCGTATGGCGTAAAGTGTATTTAGGGCGCGAAGCTTTGGTTGAACGCTTTGGTGAAGATCTAGGCGGCAAGATTCCACTTGATACCAAGCCAGACACCAGCAAGACCTACAACGAAAAGATGGGCGAAGGCGCTTCTGAAGCTTGTATCTACGAAATCTGGGATAAAACAACAGGTATGGTTATCTGGTTGTCCAAGTCTATGGGCAAAATCCTTGATGAAAAGGCAGATCCGCTACAGCTTGAGAACTTCTGGCCATGTCCAAAGCCATTGTTTTCCACAATCACAACGGATTCATTGATACCAGTACCAGACTTTGTACTGTACCAAGACCAAGCCAAGCAATTAGACACATTAGCTGACCGTATTGATGGCTTTATTAACGCATTGAAGGTACGCGGTGTTTACGATGCTAGCGAACCATCACTTGCACGCCTTTTTTCTGAAGGTGAAAACAACAGCTTATTGCCAATCAAGAACTGGGGCGCGTTTGCTGAGAAGCAAGGTATGTCTGGTGCTATTGATTTGGTGGATATTCAGCCAATCGCGGCGGCATTACAGATGGCATATCAAGCAATGGATCAGGTTAAGGGCCAAATCTACGAGATTATGGGTATTGCCGACATCCAGCGCGGACAAACAGACCCTAATGAAACACTTGGCGCACAGATTATTAAGTCCAACAACGCTTCAGGGCGTTTAAAGACTATGCAACACGATGTGGTGAACTTTGCTACATCACTATTGCAGATCAAAGCACAAATTATCTGCCAGCACTTCACAGAAGATACGATTATCAAGATTTCTGGGGCAATGCAACTTAGCCCACAAGATCAACAGCTTATCCCGCAAGCCCTTGCATTACTGAAAGACGAACCTGCTAAGAACTTCCGCATCGAAGTGACTACAGATTCCATGATTTATCAGGATGAGGAGCAGGAAAAGCAAGATCGTATGCAATTCCTGCAAGCAATCGGTGGATTTGTAAACCAAGCCCTGCCAGTTGCCGCTAATGTGCCAGAAATGACACCAATGCTTATGGAAATGCTCAAATTTGCGGTTACAGCGTTCAAAGCTGGCAAAGGTCTTGAAGGAATTATTGACGAAACAGCCGATAAGTTCCGTGAACAAGCCAAAGCACAGGAAGGTCAGCCAAAACCACCGCCACCAGAGATCCAGAAGGCGCAGATGGAAGCACAAGCTAAGATGCAACAGATGCAGATGCAATCACAGCTTGAGCAACAGAAGATGCAGGCATCAATGGAGATCGAGAAGGCTAAACAAGAGTACCAAGCCCAAGAAAATCTGCTTAAAAACCGCATGGAAGGTGAACGCGCTGACCGTGAAATGCAGATGGAGCATGAACTCAAGAAGCATGAGATTGACCAACAAATTAACAAAGATTTACTGTTGGCTTATGTCAATAATGCCGCTAAAATTGAAACAACACGCATCAGTAGCGGCTTAGATACAGGCGAAGTAGCTTACGCAGATGCCGTACAACAGGCAAGCATTTTGCAAGATCAGTTAGGATATTCAGACATGAAGAACCACCCATTGCAACCCGTTATCGAAAACATGAACATGAGCAATCAGCAAATGACCCAGATGATGGCAATGTTGCTCGAAAAACTGTCACAACCCAAGTCCATTGTGCGTGATGCCAACGGTAAAATCGTAGGAGTTCAGCATGGCCAGTAACTTAAACTATTCCAACGGCACGCGTGATGCACAGCAACAAGGCTTAATTGTCTATGCTGGCACAAATGCCATTATTGAGATCTACGCAGGCACACAGCCAGTCAATGCTAATACTGCTATCTCTGGTCAGACATTACTGGTTAGCCTAGCGGTTACAGGCGCGTTTGGTACAGATTCCAACGGTACTATCACTATGTCTAGCGTAGCCAACGGTACTGCCGTAGCTACTGGGACAGCGAGCTTCTTCCGTATATTCAAGTCTGATAACACTACCGTAATCATGGATGGTTCAGTAGGCACTTCATCTGCCGACATGATTTTGGATGATGTAAGCATTACGGTTGGTCAAACAGTCACTATTACTTCTGGCACGATTATCCGCGCCAACCAATAAGGTAAATTATGGCCCTAGTCCTTAAAGACCGTGTACAAGAAACGACAACTACTACTGGTACTGGAACGCTTACGCTTGGCGGGGCGGTTACTGGCTACCAGTCTTTTACGGCTATTGGCAACGGTAATACTACTTATTACACTATTTACGGTTCTGGAAGTACAGAGTGGGAAGTCGGTATTGGAACTTATACCGCATCAGGTACAACACTCAGCCGCGATACCGTTCTCGCATCTAGTAATAGTGGATCGTTAGTTAACTTTAGCGCTGGCACAAAGAATGTTTGGTGTGATTACCCTGCTGGCAAAGCCGCCTATCAGGATGCTTCTGGCGTAGTTGTAGCGCCTACATTTACTGCTTCTACAAGCGTAATTACTCCTATTGTTCAAGCAACAAACTCTGCTGGTCTAGCACTTAAAAACGCTGGCGGCACTACCCAAATGAGCATGGGCGCAGGGGGTGGCGATAACCTTGCAATCAATGTTTCTACCAACATGAATGGTACAAACGCCCAAATTGACATTAGCCCTACTGGTACTGGTCATGTACACATTAAACCAAGTGGCACTAATTCTGTTGAAATTGCACCTACAAGTGTAGGAACAATAGACAATATGACCATTGGGGCAACAACCCCTAAAAACGCTAGTGTTGTAGATTTAAGCGTTACTGGCACAACTAGCTTTGATGGATCGCAAGGTACAGCAGGCCAAGTATTAACTTCTGCTGGTACAGGTGCAACGCCTACTTGGACAACACCAACAACAGGTACAGTAACAAGCGTTACAGCTACCAGCCCAGTAACTTCAAGCGGTGGTGCTACACCTAATATAGCTTTAGGCAACATTCCTGTTACTAACCTAAATAGTGGTACTGGCGCATCATCTTCAACATTTTGGCGTGGCGATGCAACATGGGCAACTGTATCAGCTACCCCTGCTGGCTCTACAACCCAAGTCCAATACAACAATGCTGGTGCTTTTGCTGGTGATGCAGACTTTACTTATAACGCTACAGACAATGAGTTAAAAGCTGGCAATATCAACGCTACAAATGGCCTTATTGTTAATGCTGATGTAGTTAACACTAGCTATACTATTGCTACTGGCTCAAACGCATTTAGCGTAGGCCCGATAACTACTGCCAGCGGTGCAACTGTTACAGTAAGTAGCGGACAGCGCTGGATTGTGATATGAGAACGGATTATTGCGTTTACACGCATTTACGCCCTGATGATTCAATTTTCTATGTCGGCAAAGGCATACCTAGCAGACCGCACAGAAAAGATGGCAGAAACTCATTATGGGCTTCTGAAGTGGCTAAAAATGGTGAATTTACAGTAAACATTGTTAAATCAAATTTAACCGAACAAGAAGCGTTTGCGGTTGAAATGCGTTTAATTAAAAAATTAAAACAAGCACAAACACAGATTACAAATCTTACTCGTGGTGGTGATGGTTGCAAAGAATTGATTTTTACTGATGAAATTAAGCAAAAATTAAAAATTTCTCGTAGTAAACAAAAACCGCCAATGTTGAATAAAAAGTTTTCTAAAGAAGCTAAAATAAAGATTAGCTTGGCTAATGCTGGTGAAAAAAATGGAATGTATGGCAAAAAACACAGCGATGAAACTAAAGCTAAATACAAATTTAGAAGGCTTCCAACATTGCTTGAACAAACCTGTCCACATTGCGGCAAACATGGCAAAGGCGGCTCTATGATTCGCTGGCACATGGATAACTGCAAATTTAAGGTAATCTAAATGAGTACGATAAGAACTGGAACAACCACAACCACAGCAATTAGCGTTACTGGTGATACAACTGGTAACTTAATTCTGACTGCTGATACAGGGTTAATTAACGCTTCATCTACAACTGGTGGCTTGGTTGTCCCAACAGGTACAACGGCACAACGACCAGCAAGCCCAGCCGCAGGCACATTTAGATACAACACATCTACCAATGTTACTGAAGTTTATACAGGCACAAACTGGACAGGTATTACTAGCCAATCATATTCAGCATCGTACTTAATTGTTGGAGGCGGGGGCGGTGGTGGAGGCAATGCTGGCGTAAACGCAAACAGCGGTGGAGGTGGTGGAGCAGGAGGTTTATTAACAGGTTCTGCAACACTAGCTGGTGGCACAACATATAGCTTTGTAATTGGTGCTGGTGGCAATAAAGGTTCTAATAGTGTAGGTTCAAGTGGCTCAAGCACTACAGCATTAGCATTAACTGCCATTGGTGGTGGTGGAGGAGCAAGTCAAGGAGTAAGCGCAAACGGTGTTTCAGGCGGTTCTGGTGGTGGGGCTTGTTATGACAATGGAACAGGCGGTAGCGGAACTTCAGGACAGGGTTACGCAGGTGGTTCAAACGGCACAGGTTCGGCTGGTTCTGGTTCAGGTGGCGGTGGAGCAGGTGCGGCTGGTGGTAGCGCAGTCCAATCAACACAAGCTAGTGGCGCAGGAGGAATAGGGGTTTCATCCACTATTACAGGTTCAAGCGTTTATTATGCTGGTGGTGGAGCAGGACAAGGTTATGGCACATCTGCTTCTGGCGGTCAAGGCGGTGGTGCATCTTCTAATACTAGTGGTGCGGCATCAAACGCTACTGCAAATACTGGTGGTGGTGGAGCAGGCGGTGCTACTGGGTACAATGCCGCTTGCATAGGGTCAAATGGTGGCTCTGGAGTAGTTATTATTTCCGTGCCAACTGCTAACTATTCAGGCACTACAACAGGTTCACCTACCGTAACTACAAGCGGCTCTAACACTATTATGCAATTCACTTCTTCAGGAAGCTACACAGCATGACATCTATTATTAAAGCTGACGATGGTTCAGTATCAGGAATTACTGGTATTACCCAGACTGCTGATAGTTCAGGCACTTTAGAATTACAAGCTACAAGCGGAACTATTACTGCCGCCAATGTAACTGGTGGATTTATAGTTCCAACTGGAACTACTGCCCAGCGACCATCAAGCCCTGCTGACGGAACAATTCGTCAAAATACTACTTTGGCTTTATTGGAAGTTTATGACAATGGGTCTTGGCAAAATTTAACTGCAAGCACATATACAGCTAATTATCTTGTTGTTGCTGGTGGCGGTTCAGGCGGCCAATATGTAGCTGGAGGTGGTGGTGCAGGAGGTATGCTTACTGGCACAACTACATTAAATGCTGGTGTTTCATACGCAGTTACTGTTGGTGCAGGCGCATCCATTAACTCCACTTATGGTGCGGCTGGAACTAACGGGTCTAATTCAGTTTTTTCTGGCACAGGCATAACAACAGTTACAACTGTTGGCGGTGGCGGTGGTGGCGCTAATAATGGACAAGCTACTGGAGGCGGTTCTGGAGGCGGTGGTGCTGACCCTGATACTTACCCAACAGCAGGCGCTGGGACTTCAGGTCAAGGTTACGCAGGTGGTAACGGATGTGCTTCAGGTAACAATGATAACTACCAATCAGGTGGCGGTGGTGGAGGTGCAGGTGCAGTCGGTTCTGTTGGTGTAAATAACGGAAACGGTGGTGCTGGTGGTATTGGAATTTCATCATCCATCACAGGAACTGGCGTTTATTATGCTGGTGGTGGTGGAGGTTGTACTGGGCCATCATCTGCTGGAGTATCAGGTGCAGGCGGTAATGGTGGTGGAGGCGCTGGTGGCCCTAAAGGTGGCGGTTCTAATGGCGTATCTGGGACAGCAAACACAGGCGGTGGAGGTGGCGCTGGGCCAACTATTAATCCATCTGTAGGAACAAATTATGGTGGTGCTGGTGGCTCTGGAGTAATAATTGTTTCTTATATTGCGGCCGCACAAAGAGGCTCTGGTGGAACTGTTACTTCATACACTTCTGGCTCAAATACATTTTGGGTTCATACATTCACATCTAGCGGTACATACATAGCTTAATTAGGAGATTTACATGGGACATTTTGCAAAAGTAGTTGACAGTAAAGTAGTTCAAGTCATTGTGGCTGAACCAGACTTCTTTGATACCTTTGTTGATACATCAGCAGGTACATGGCTACAAACTAGCTACAACACTATTGGCGGTCAGCATACACAAGGTGGCACACCTTTGCGTGGCAATTACGCTGGTATTGGTTACACATACGACCATACTAACGATGTGTTTTATGCACCGCAACCATTTGCAAGCTGGACAATTTCTGCCCCTACTTGGACATGGGAAGCACCAACACCTATGCCAACAGACGGCAAAGTATATAAATGGGATGAGCCAACTTTGGCTTGGGTTGAAGTAGCAGAACCAGTTTAAGGATTATTATGGCCGTCATTATCGGTGGAACAACTGGCATAGTACCAGCCCAATGGACTACAGCAGGCAGACCAGCTAGTCCTACGACTGGTCAATCAGGCTATAACACTACTCTTAATCAATTTGAGATTTGGAATGGAATTTCTTGGCAAGGTATTACTTCGCAAACTTATACAGCATCTTATTTAATTGTTGCTGGCGGTGCTGGTGGAGCAGGAGTGCTTGGCAATACAAATGGCGGTGGTGGCGGTGGAGCAGGTGGGCTTTTAACAGCTACTACCACCTTAAATGCAGGTACAACATATTCTTTTACAGTTGGTGGTGGCGGTGCTGGTGGGGCTAGTGGTAACAATAATGGAATTGCTGGTAACAATTCAATAGCTTTTGGTTCAACTGCTATTGGCGGAGGTTACGGAGGACGAGAAAACGCTACTGGTGGTTCTGGTGGCTCTGGTGGTGGTGCTGGCGGAGGAAATGCTACTACTGGTGGTTCTGGCACTTCAGGACAAGGATTTGCTGGAGGTAATGGAACTACTGGCACTAACTATGGAGGTGGTGGAGGTGGTGGCGCTGGAGCAGTAGGCGCAAATGCAACTAGCACAACTGGAGGTAATGGTGGTATAGGTGTTGCTTCTTCAATTACTGGGTCAAGCGTTTACTATGCAGGAGGCGGTGGTAGCGGAACATATAATGGCGGCACGGTTGGAACTGGTGGCGCAGGAGGTGGCGGTAACGCTGGTACAAGCGGTGGAGGAGCAGGTAATGCTGCAACAGCAAATACTGGAGGAGGCGGAGGTGGCGGTTCTACTGCTTCTTCAGGAAATTATGCTGGAGGAAACGGTGGTTCAGGTGTAGTTATTGTTTCTGTACCAACTTCTGCTTATTCTGGTACAACTACAGGTAGCCCAACAGTCACTACAAGCGGTAGCAATACCATCATTACATTCACAGCTTCTGGCAGTTACACAGCCTAATGCTTGGATTAAATCCCCTATCGTCAGCACCAATATCAGATTTAGGTGCATTGCCTGCAATTACAGGCGTTATAAACGCAACTGATACAGACGATACAGCGGTCATACTGGCGTTTGAATTAGCCAACGGGATTATCTACGCAACGGATGAGGATGACACAGCCCTTATTCAGGGTACTGTAACAACCACAGGCATTACTGGTGACATCAATACAACCGATGAGAATGACACCGCGTTAATTACTGGATCAGTAAACAGCGGCGCACCTATCGGTGGTGATGGATGGACTAAAGGCGAATGGGAACGCGCTAAACGCATAGATCAGAAGATCGCCAAGCGCCAACGCGAATTACTTGCCGCACAAAAACAAGAAGCTATTGATCGCAAGCAAGCTATTCGCGCCCTTGTTGATCCTGATAGTGTTGTCAAAGTTAAGAAAACTGAATTACAATCTAAACAAGAGGTTAAAGCTGATATACCGTTAGCTGAAACAGAGAATTTAGAACGGTCTATACGCTACCTTGAAAACCAACGGAATAATATTCTGCAATCGGTTGCGTACAGACAGGAAATGGCGCGGATTCAAATGAATCTGGCAATCCTTGAGGCCCAACGTCTTGCAGAACAAGATGATGAGGAATCAATATTAGCGCTACTACTTTAAGTGCAGATGCACAATACAAATTAGCTTACGAACACCTACACGCTGGTCGCTATGAGGCTGGCTTTAGGCTTTTTGAGTACCGCTGGCATCCTGACATCATTGCCCAACAAGCCGTACCCTACGCACCAGCTTTAAAGATGCCTGTTTGGAGGGGTGAACCTTTGATGGGTAAATCCATTACGGTTCAGATGGAGCAAGGCTTTGGTGACATCATTATGTTTGCTCGATTCCTGCCAGCATTAAAGGCAATGGGCGCGGCAAGGGTAGTTGTCCTGCAAGAAGGCACACTTCACCACCTATTAGGTCAAATTAGCGCTGTAGATGTGTTCAGTAATGATCTTGAAGGCGGTTCTGCCATGCAATCTGACTACTGGATTGGCTCAATGTCGTTGCCGTACTACATTTCGCTACAGCATCCGATCATAAAAGCCATGTTTCCAGTAACCCGTAAAAAAATCATGGGTTCAGAAGGCTATTTGCACAGCGTACCAAGCAATATTCCACCCAAAATTGGCGTAAATTGGGAAGCATCCAAGCAAATCTTGTATTACATAAAATCAAT